GAGGATCCGGCTCTGCCTGGATTTTACTTGCCAACTTATCTCGCTCACATCCAGCACTTTTTCGGTCGCTGGAGGGGAGGTTTGAAGTTCTTGTTCGATATCTCGACCTCGAAGTTCACGACGGGTCGTATTCGATTCATTGAGTACCCCGATGAGAACATCATTGCGCCATCGGATCTCCAGTCCCAAATTGGAGACGTGGTGTCAAAGTCAATGGCCTTTACAGGCTCTTGCGAGTTGAGTCATACGACCAAGTATCTGTCGAAGTTTCCTACGCTTTACACAACAGGTCTGTGTAGCCCCGAAGATCCGCAAGCCAATATCATTACCAATGCGTTGAATGGTCAGACAGTCCCCTGGTTGGCCGTCACTCTCGATACGAAGGTGACGATTCCCGACCCTGGTGGAATTTCGACCGTTAACATAACGGTGTATGTTGCGGCTGCAGAGGATATGGAGCTCTCAGATTATCAGTCCTGGTCGCTTAAGAAACCGGGATTCTTCCCGATTATTGAGCCGCCCCCCATGGTACAGTTCAGAACGCATAACCCTGCTATTGACAGGGCAAGAGCGATGACTGCTGCTGAGAGGAGAAGGTCTGTGTTTGGAAAGCACAAGAAGCTTGAGTTGACCGAGGAACAGACTCGGACGCTCGCTACGACGAAGAAAAAGTCCTTGGCAAGCGAATTTGAAAAGCCCTTTCCGGGCCTCGTTCGCTCCACGTACCAACGTGAGGCCGGTCTTACAACGAACGAATGCATGCCAGGAATCGAAGAGATCCTGAAGCGCTTTCGCCGTTACGGCCCTGCGTGGACGTTGACAGGAGACTACATGTCGTTCTACCCGTTCCACGGTGATGACTTGTCTTACGACGGTTATAACCAAGATATGGCAGAGCTATCGTGCTTGTTTGCCTACTTCCGAGGTTCGATGAGATATAAGATCGGACCATGGGACACGGCACATCACATTCAGTACTTTCCTGCTGCGACCGGAGATTTTCCGAACGTATGGGATGGGACTGACTTGCTCTACACGAGTTTGAACGCTATGGGTTCTCCAGATCCTCCGACTGAGTTCACGTTGCCGTGGCCTATGCCTTGGTACGCGATACCCACGTTGGATGATGAGGACATCTTTTTCGAGCTTGCGGACGTAACTTATCCGACGGTCGCGCTCAATCAGACAGAACAACCCCCCC